CATGTTGTTGACGGCCATAAACCCAAAATGAAAAAGGGTGTTGTCTCTGATTGGTCATCGAAAGGCCGGCAGATATCCTTTCAAATTGGGGAGTCATTCAATAAAATGAAGGCTGACCACCCATACAAGAACCATCTGAACGAGCGAAAAGCCAAATTAGAGACGGTTTACCCTGAAAAATCAAAGGGACATCGCCAGAACATGGCAAGAATGCAGGCAAGCAAGCTGTTTCTAAGCCACTTCTGGCATGTTGCGCGTGAACTGGAAGGGAAGTCAACGCGGGGGGTTTACGCTGATGTGATATTGAATCATACGGGGATTATTGCCCCGTTTTATTGGACGCCAGTGATGGGATGAAATCTATGGAATGCGTGCAAGACCAACTGAAGCGTGAAAACCAAGGTCACAGTGCAAGACTATGGACACATTGAAAGCTATTGATGGAATGCAAGACCAACGGGCTTTTGAAACCCACAAAAAGAATGCAAGACCAATGAAAAACTGAAACCCGCGAAAGCGGCGCAAGACCAGAGAACGTCTGAAGCCTAAACCGATAGTGCAAGACCACTGATTCACTGAAACCCATCATGGCGATGCAAGACTATGATAACCACGAAACCCGTTCAGGCGGTGCAAGACCATTTAGCAATTGAAAACCTTTCTTACAATGCAAGACCAATATCACCGTGAAATCCAATCATAAACTGCAAGACCACAATGTTGATGAGGCCTACTGGCGGCGTGCAAGATCAAAAAACAAGTGAAAACCAATGCGTTCGTACAAAACACAGGGTACATGAAATCTAAAGGTCATTTTTAAACCTACAACAGGAGAACAAAAAATGCTTATCGAAGAACTGAGAAAGAAATACGACGGAAAACCAATTACGGAAATCGAAACCGGCTGTAAAAAGCTGGCTGAAAAATCATCCAACAGTCGGAAAGATTTTATTCTCGGACTGTACTACCTGGAAAGGACAAAGCGATTCAAGGAAAACCCGATCTATGTTCATTCCACGTTTGAGGTGTATATCAGAGCCATGTACAACCTCAGATACACCACCTACAACAAGGAACGGTTCGGCTTTATAGCGCACCCCGTAGCCGCTCAGAAATGGGGCGTCGGGCTTATCTCGAAGATTCAACACGTGTGTGGAGCCGGAAAGGTTCCGGGTGTTGTTGAAAAAATCGAAATGCAAAAGAACGTAACCCACGAACAGATTGACAAAATCATTTCGGCAAACGCGAAAGAGCGTCCCGTAAGACCGGAAAAAAAGATGGTTCGAGAAGTCGAGGCAGAAAATATTAAGAAGGGCAAGACGATTGCCGAATACATTCAAACCATCAATGAAAAAGACGGCCAGATAGCCAGAATGCGGAATACTATCGCAAAGTTGAAGGCTGAAAACAATGACCTAAAAACGCAAGTTTTGAAATATCAAACAGGGTTCCAAACCATCAGCAACATGCCATTTTTCAGTAATTGCGTAAAATCGGAACAAATAGGCAGGAACCGATAATAATACAATAAAACGAGGTTTCCGGCGATAAACGGGCCGATGCCAGGGACTTTTTTCATCCATTCAGTATGGACAGGCCAGAATTCAAGCTCCCGGTCGATCTGCCGGGCAAGTTTGCCCTTTACGGATTCAAGCGCCTTCACGATCTCATTGTGCTTGCTGTTTTCATCCGGGTTAAGGTGTATCAACCTGTTCTTTGTCGCAGCGATTGTTTTGGTCACAGCGTCATAGGTTTTACAAGAAAAATTCAAGTTGTTGATAACTTCTTCATTGGGCAGTGGTTTCATTCTGGTCCTTTCAAATGGGTTGTTGGGTTTCATTCTGGGCTTGGATTGCATTTCGTTGGTGGTTTTAAATAAAATACTGGCCTTACATCAAAAGGTTATGGTTAATATCTCTTATGGTTTCGGTTTATTGTCAGGATCTTTATTCCAGGCGTAACTTTTGCAAAATGGGCATTGAAGCGGCAACTTGCCATCCACTCTCGGCCTTGCCCACCATTCATGCTGACACGTCGGTCGTTTGCATTTGCATTTTTTCATTTCTCATCCTCCAATATCGGAAATTCTGGTAATTCGATTTTCATAAACATACCTTTGCCTTGCCACTCAGATTTATTCCAAAACTGTCCTGACCGAACGATCATGTTGCCATTTGCCACCTTCCTGATTTCGACATAATTTAATTCGGGTTCTATTTGTTTGCCATCAAAATATTTTGTATCATATGGGCAACCATAAAACCAATATGATCCTGGTTCGGTTGGCCATTTAGGTGTCCATTTGCATTTTTTCATTCTCTTGGTTCCTTTTCAATTTCGGTCAACACCTTACCGATCTTCTCCAAATTTTCAAAAGTAAATTCCATTCCGATATTCCTCCTGCTGGATGATGCCCATTGCTATAGCTTCTTTTTTGGTTATGAAATGTTCCTCCCCGCTATCAAAGAGGATCTTGGCTGGTGGCCATCTTGAATAAGAATTACTAATTTCATTTGTAAGATGGTTAATTAGATCAATATCTTTCTTTATATTCTCGGGGTCGTCTGTCTCCGACATTATTTTCAGGGGGCCAATATACAGAAACGCATGGTCATCCATTTCTATATTTTTAGCTCCTGTAAACGGTATTAAAGAAACGCAATCTTTTGTTATGGCGGTAGCCGGATACTTGCAATTTTCCAATGCAGTTGATAGCGCAACCATATCAAATACGGAACCCCCATTACAACTATGGCCGAAAATCTCAACACGTATAGGCCCATTAGCGTTGATAATTTTCTGCATGGCTTCACTTGGGTCTTCTTCTACAATGATTGTTTCCATATATTATTTTTCCTTATCTTCAGTTCCAAACATTATCACCGCCGATATAAACTTCTTCCAATTTTGATGGGGATGTCACACCGTAAGGATTTTCATCATCTGCCGTTTGATAAGAAATGATCCCCATCGGTTGATCACATCCTGTACCATGAATATGGTTATCATTTTCAGGCTTGCGCTCATCGATACATTGACGGTCAGTCGTGACGGGTTTGCTCTGTTTTGCTTCTTGCCAGTCCTGTTCTGCCGCTATTCGAACTTTGTCAGCAGCGTCTTTATTGGCTTTCGCCCATTCTTGTTGATTCATAGTGATTCCTTTTTTTATTTCTGACTGGTTCCTTGCTTTCTTGCCGTCAACAAAACCTCTTTCATAATCTGTATCCGGGACATCAACTCCGTCAAAAAACCATCCATCATGAAAACCTTCTCTGTATGATGATTCGCTCATTTATTCCTCCTTATTAAATTCATGCCCTATGCGCCTAATGCCCGCATAAGGGTAAGCATTTCCTGTAAAATGAATTAAGCGCCTGGTGACAATAAATTTAGCGACGCGAATAAAATACCAGTGGCGATATTACAGCCGCAATAGCCGCCAATATTACTTTCAACCATGACGCCTCATAGAATGGGTTCCCGCCAATAAGCAGAGAAAGATTTATAGATATGACAATTCCGCATAGGAACGGAATTAAAGTTTGTGCTATATATCGCATTTTATGCCTCGCTATTACTTCTCTCTTGGGTTTTGTTTCCCAATAAAAATTCCAGAACAGTTTTTTATATCCATCCTTTTCAGGATCGCAATTACCCCACCATTCAATATCATATAAATTCCAAAATATAGGTGTTGCACATCGAAACCCAGTTTGCCGAGAAGTACAAACAAGAATATTTCCATTTGGCATAATTGTTTTACTCTGATGCACTATTCTTGATTCCATGCCGGTTCTCCTTTTTATGCAACTAATTCAGGGCATCCCTTTTATTCATGGGTATCAATTTCAAGAATAAGCCATTTACCAACGTAACTTTTCAATTCAGCCAAAAGGTCATGGCCTCCTATTTTTATCTTCTCATCAGTCCATAAATATCCTGTTACTTCGCTATATCTTGCCCCAAATTCAACATCAGCCATGCCCATCAATATTTTTAAAAATGATTCTTGGGCTTGCTCTTTTGTCATTTCAGCATCGCAAATCCAATATCTAACAGATACAGTTTCACCTAAAATATCATCTTCCAAAATATCAGCAAGCGGCTGCTCTGTTGAAGATATAAAAAGAATGTCATACGCATCGCCATAATCACAAAGTTCTAATTTCCCAATGTATGTTTTGGTTTCCATTCCCTGTTCTCCTTTTTGTGTAACCAATATTATAATAAGTATACCGCTCTGTCAACAAATAATTCAATCAGCAAGTAAAATTTTCATAATTCTTCCGCATTTTTCCATGTATCTGATTTATCAATAAAAATTCCCTTGCGTTTTCAATATGCGCAATTGCATAATCCAGCCGTACCTGCTCTGCTTGCATCAGGATTAAGTCCACTAAGGTGGCCGTCATGTGCGAACTTATCGGCATGATGTCTATATAAGGCGGGATAATTGGACGCAATTTCCACCATTAAGACATTCCTTAAGACTTTTTTATCGTCAGTTCTCTGCAATATCGATATTGTTTTGATTTGCACCGGCATTTCCTTTATCTGGTACGGCCTGTATCAGTTTATACCGTGGGTTTCTCATTCGGTCTGCGGGTTCATCCTGATGCTTTGGGGCGCTGGATGGCTTGAACGTGAGGGCGAATGAGCGCGATTAGACGCATTCAGAACCTCGGGCTCTCTGACCCAAAAGCGTGGAATTCGTCACTTTGGAACCTCCAAGGCTCCCAATCTTTGTCAGGCGAGTCTGTAACGGAAGCCACGGCGCTAACCTATTCCGCTATATGGAATGCCGTAACGCTCTATTCAGGCACGATTTCCACGCTTCCCCTTCATCTCTTACGTCAAGATCAGCAAAAAACCCTGCACGTTGAAGAAAAAAAGCTCTATCGGGTACTTCATGACCAGTTTAACCCATATATGAGCGCACAGATCGCGCGAGAAATCATGATCGCTCATCTTTTGCTATGGGGCAATGCTTATGCCGAGATTGTGCGAAATGGCTATGGAGAAATTGTCGAGTTGTGGCCCATTACTCCCAATAGGGTCAGGCCATTCATCGAAGATTCTCAGGTTTTCTATGAGATTCAGGTCGATAGCCAAAAAGTAACCCTGGCATACGATAAGATACTCCATATCCCTGGATTAGGATTTGACGGTTTAGTCGGTTATTCAGTCGTTGCAATGGCGCGCAAATCGTTTGGCCTTAGCATGGCGATGGAAACATTTGGATCGCTTTATTTCGGCCAAGGAACACACGTGGGCAGGATTTTGTCTCATCCCACTAAGCTTGATGACAAGGCGAGGGCAAATTTACGAGAGTCTTTTGCCGGAACAAGTGAAGGGCTTGCAAAGGCCCACAAGCTCATGATCCTTGAAGAAGGCATGAAGCTTGAAAAGATTGGCGTTGATGCTGAAGATGCTCAATTCCTTCAGTCGAGGACTTTTCAGATTTCAGAAATTGCAAGATGGTTTAACTTGCCACCGCATAAACTCAAAGATTTATCAAGGTCTTCATTCTCTAATATTTCTCAAGAACAAATATCATTCGTCACCGATTCAATCTTGCCATGGCTTGTCCGGATTGAGCAGAACTATAACATGCAGTTACTATCGCTGGATGAGCGATTTAAGCAAAAGATATTTACTCGACATAATGTTGATGGTCTTCTCAGGGGTGATCCTCAGGCACGGGCTGAATACTACCGAACTATGTTTGGGATTGGGGCAATGTCAATAAATATGATAGCCGAAAAAGAAGGGTTTGATCCAATAGAAGGTGGTGATGATAGATACATACCACTCAATATGATTCCGTTGAGTAAAGTTGATGAATATTTAAAACTTCAAGGAACTCAAAGTAAACCAATCCAAATTGATCAACCCACTCAAAAGCAAAAAGAACCAACCAAAAATATAATGAGATTATTGGAAAGAACCAATGATAATCTATAAAATTGAGAACAAAATCAATAAAAAAATTTATATTGGCCAAACTAAAAATGCTTTAAATAATAGGGTCGCGGGTCATTTAAGGAATAAATCCTTTATTGGGAACGCTTTAAGAAAATATGGTCTTCAATCTTTTGATATTTCAGTGGTTGATTCGGCTGAAACCAAAGAAATTCTGAATGAAAAAGAGCGATATTGGATTTCATTTTATAAAAGTGAAGTTCCATCAGGTTATAATATTGTTCAGGGCGGAAGCTATGGTACAGGGTTTAGTGGTCATCGTCATACCGAGGCGACACGGAATAAAATCAAGGCAACATCGTCTGGGAAAAATAATGGCATGTTTGGCAAAAAACATTCAGAAGAGACAAAAAAAAAGATAGGTGATGCTGAACGTGGATTTAAGCATTCTGAAGAAACAAAAGCCAAAATGAAAGTAGTCCATCTTGAAAGATATAGAAAAAATCCTGAAAAATGGAAGCTTTCTGACGAAGCAAAAGAAAAAATGCATAAACCAAGGTCAGAAGAAGGTCGGCTGAAAATAAAAGAAGCGGCGAAT